CCGAGCTTGATGTCGACGGCATCGGGGCGTCCTGAACGCTCTAAGTGCTCCTTGTCATCAGATGGCGAGTCTGAATCCTTCAAGAAGAACTTCTGGAGGGCAAAGACATCGTCAACCCCGTTAAGGGGAATTCGGGTCTTCACTCTGTACCCTCTCACCATTGGGTAATGGAGATCGGGGTGGAGTCGAGAACCATCCTCGGAAATATAGAGGAATGTCTCTCTACCCAGCACAGGGGAGTTAGGACCGACAATTGGGAAGTGCTTGAAGCCCTTCTCAATATAAGCGTCGATCCACCCGGCTGTGAACCACATACCCTGTTTGTAAAACAGGTTACGTGATTTCACAAGGGATACAACTTCCTGAGCGTCCTCACGCGACGTGGGGAGCAACCTGCGAAAGCGCGTAATAGATACGTCGCTACCGCGGAAGTACTCCTTCCCGCAAGACTCACGGAATTCACCATTCCAGTAAGACTTGCGACGGTTGACTAGAGCACCAAAATGCTCTAGTTCCGCAATCACGTGATCGACACTGTCTGTGGGAACAATGATGTCGTCCCCATAGACGCGAACACGGCCAGCGAATGACTTGATGTCCTTCGCTGTCATGGGTCGCTTGAGCCACTTCTGTAATCCTAGAAAGACGCAGGTAAGAAACACCATTGCCTCAACAGGAAAACAGAGGGCTGAGCCCATCGATGCGAACTTGGCAAGGCGTTGAACGCCATAGCCAGGCACATCGGCGCGCCTAGAACGAGTCGCATCAACCGCCTCTAGAAGAGACGGCCAAGGCGAAAGCATCGTTCTGACGAGCTGATTCGAGACCCGATCGGAAGCCTCGGTAAGATCTAGAGTCGCGAACGACTGATAGATCGATCCGAGTCTGGCCAAGTGGTTATTCACCTCTTGGTCAGTAAATCCGATCATACCGAAACTCGCATCCGGAATAAGGCTGTAAAGCCTATCCTGGATAGCCTGCTGCATGTATTGCATTGCAACAGGCTCAATGGCGATGATTCGGGGGGTCTTGAGCGTCTTAGGTACTGTGATCACCCTAACAGGGATCTCAGCACCAGGCTCGAGGAAGTCCACGGACTCGAGATATGAAGCATATCTCGCATTTGGGAGGGCATATTCCAGAAATGGAAATACCTTCTCCAGCCGCTGAGTCCACGTACGTTGAAGAAATTTCGCGTTCCCGCGAATCTTCTCGGCCGTGGCCCCAGGTCCATGTTTGGGGATAAGTTTGAACATATCAACATCTCTGTTGATTTGATCAAACACCGATCCAAACAAGAGGGATGACATTCGCTTGAATGCCCAATGATCGACGGCATTAAGCCTACGATCAGTCTCTCGGACTTCCTTCTCACACTCGATGAAACCGGAAAATGCAGCATGAATCCGGTCGTCCGAGCACTCCAATGCCAACTTTTGAAACGCCAGCGAGAGCTGACGTATCATCTGTATAGCATCGGGGCTCGGATCGTCGAGCAAGAGACCCGTACCGCCGCTGAACACTTGCCCGAAGAGACCTTGAAGGAATTCAGGGAAACTTCGGCGACTCCTGAAACCAGGATAGTCGTCTGGGGAACTGAAACCTTGCTCAAGACCTTTTTGGAGGCCTGTAGCGAGATTCGGTAGTGTTATCGTGAGAAACGATAACCCCTCGTGTTCAACGCGATCTTTGACCGTTTGAAGGTCGCGATCGGTACATGTGTGACATCTGATGGCCGCATCTTGGGCCATCACTTGCCAGAGGGAAATCAGGCTTTTCATTTCACCCCTTTCAGGTGTGAAATTCCTGCCCTGGTTCCCAATCCACTTCAACTCCCCATAGGGGGAAGGCAGTGAGATGTGTTCTACATCTCACCGCCGAGGAGCTGAGTCACCTTACTGCCGCTGGATGCGGTCAAGTAAGCGGTCAGAGCGTCCACAATCTGCTTCTGCTCGACGACGGTGAACCCAGTGATGGGGACATCGACGACGACATAGGCAGACATAGAATAGCGGGCGTTCTGAGCCGAGATGAGCGGATCCGCCGCGACCTTAGAAAAGTCGAGACGGACAGTCCTGCGGGTACGCTTACCATACTGGTGAGCGATGCCAAGGACGACGTTACCGTCGTCCTTCTTGAACGTGCCAGTGTTAACACCGGCAGAGGTTCGAGGCAGAGACTGAGCAACCGCGTTAATCGTGACAGACTGCGGATCAGCGAACACAGGATTCTCCTGGACTTGTAGTTGATTGTCGAAAGACAATCGTGGGTGTAGATGCGTGCAATCACAGCATCTTCGGCCCTCGGGTCATCCCGAGAGCCGCGAGGATACTCCATTGGTAGTTGCTTAAACTACCAAGGTTCAATCCGAACCCATAGGGTGTGGACTTCAGGCGTTTGAGGCAGTAAGCCTCAGTCGTCATCCATCCGTCCGTCGACGTACCCCGAATCAATTCGGGCGCCGACCAGCGGCAGTGGAAACCTTCCACCTTCGACTGCATGATGTAGCCGTACCGCATGACAAGGTCATCCTGGTTGAATGCACTAACGTTATGGATAATATCCCCGACGTTAGTGAACCAGTCAATGGCCCAGCTCCATGGAGCGAGCGACCAGAGAACCTCAGGCGTAAGTTCAAGCCCGAGGATCTTGTCAGCATAAGTAATGTATTGATCCAGTTTGTTAAACTGGTCATTACTTGCGCTGATGTAGTATGTGAAAGCACCTGAGAACCAAGTTTTCTGTTCCCAGGTTTTCCACATCTCCCAGTCGCACTCTCCACCTACACCGCCCATGCCGTTGAGAGGACTCGGGTTAACCCGAAGCTTCTTCTCACCGTATGTAGCGGTGTCAGATGGAAAGTCATACCGACGCCGTACTAGGCGACCTTCATCCCGTTTGTACTGTTTCAAGATTGCTTTCGCATTCTTGACAGCACTCGCGAGCTGACGGACCTCTGTTACCAGAGGCGCCCAACCAAACTGGAAATTCAGGTATTCACCACCAGCGGCTTTCGCCTTGGCGGTCCTGTCCTTCCAAAGTTGGGCTCCTAGCATCGAGGGGATTCCCTCTCGAAACAACTCTCCAAGGAGAGTTGCGGTGTCACCAACAGAACGAGTAGGTTCGACTCTAGCAATAGCAGTCGTGCCTAGTGCGTTCAGCGCAGCATCCGACGAAAAAGTCGGCATCGGAGGTAGATCCGTTGGGTTGACCGCGTAGCCGCTATAATAGCGACTTCCGAGGTCAGCCGGAGGGATTTCTACCTTCGACAAATTGCCGCGCCAGCGC